TGACTCCCGGCGAGAGTATGAATGGTCACAACGAAAAGGTAGGGCTGCATGACTATCAAATCAAATACGCCAGCACACGACAAGGACTGCTGGCAAACGCCGCTTTGGCTTTTTGATGCACTGGATATTGAGTTTGGATTCTGGCTGGATTCGGCAGCGAGCGACAAAAATGCTCTGTGCGCTCACTGGCTAACTGAGGCCGACGACGCGCTCAATTCTGAGTGGGTAAGCCACGGTGCAATCTGGAATAACCCACCGTACAGCAATATCAGGCCGTGGGTGGAAAAAGCCGCTGAGCAGTGCATACAACAGCGACAGACGGTAGTTATGCTTGTGCCAGAGGATATGTCAGTCGGATGGTTCAGCAAGGCTCTGGAGAGTGTTGACGAAGTTCGCATCATCACTGATGGACGGATTAATTTTATCGAACCATCGACAGGGCTGGAGAAGAAGGGAAACAGCAAAGGCTCCATGCTGCTGATTTGGCGACCGTTCATCAGTCCTCGACGAATGTTTACTACTGTATCCAAAGCGGCATTGATGGCGATCGGGCAGGGCGTCAGGAGGGCGGCATGAGGCGACAGCGACGAAGTATCACCGACATCATCTGCGAAAACTGCAAATACCTTCCAACGAAACGCTCCAGAAATAAACGCAAGCCAATCCCAAAAGAATCTGACGTAAAAACCTTCAATTACACGGCTCACCTGTGGGATATCCGGTGGCTAAGACATCGTGCGAGGAAAACAAGGTGATTGACGCGATGATTTATTCGGGGCTATATTCCTCACGCGCCAGCAAAATCTGGCGTCGGGATTGGCGTCCTGGATAGAGACCGCGACAGATACACGCCGCGAGCGTGTTTTTTATTGTCGTATGCACGCGCACATCTGAATTATGGTGGGCTGTGTGGGGGCGGAGAGATCCGCGCCGGTCGGTTTCCCGGTTACGCCAACCCTGCACAGTTCACCACCAGACGATTGGCGTCGTCGGTGGTGAGTTATTAAGAAACCACCAGAGGGCGTCATTATGACAACTCAAATTTCTGTTGAAACTCTCTCCCCGATCACCCATAACCAGATTCCTGTTATTACCACCGAACTTTTGGCGCAGCTTTACGGCACTGAGCCGGTGCGTATTCGCCAGAATCATCATGAGAACAAAGTACGCTTCGTTGAAGGGAAACACTTTTTCAAAGTTGTTGGTAATGACCTTAAAGAATTGCGGGTAGCTTTAAACTACTCACAAAATTTGCGGGTTACTTTAAGTAACTCACAAAATTTGCAACCATCTTTAAGAGGGTTACAAATTTCCCCGAAAGCCCGCTCCCTCATACTCTGGACAGAACGAGGCGCAGCCCGTCACGCAAAAATGCTCGAAACTGATCAGGCGTGGGATGTGTTCGAAAAACTGGAAGACTGCTATTTCAGCCAGTGCGAGAAAAATACTGGCAAACAAGAGAAGAAGCTCAACGGGCTTTCCGCAAAAGAAACAGACAGCCTTGTATGGCTGTGGGATTATGCCAACCGCTCACAGGCATTGTTCCGTGAGTTGTATCCCGCATTAAAACTGATTCAGTCTGGCTATTCCGGCATATGCCACGACTACGGCTATGAGTTCTCGTATATCATCGGGAGGGCGAGGGGCGTTTTAATTAATCACACGCGGGATATAGATATTTATGAGCCTGACGGGCCGACGAACCTTCTGGCATGGGAAAGGCTTAAGAACAAAGAGTTGCCGCCTTCACTGCATCGCTACTGACAATTGACAACTTAACAAACCCAGCTTCGGCTGGGTTTTTTATTGCTGAATTTTCAATGTGAGAGGACATGACAATGAATGAGCTGATAAATAGCAATGCCATCAAAATGACAAGCATTGAAATCGCTGAGTTGGTGGGAAGCCGTCATGACAAGGTGAAACAATCCATTGAACGACTGGCGGTTCGAGGTGTGATCCGAAATCCCCCAATGGTGGTTTTCGAAAAAATCAATAACTTAGGATTACTTCGTGGCGTAGAGGCTTACGTTTTTGAGGGCGAACAAGGTAAGCGCGACAGCATTATTGTCGTTGCCCAGTTGTCGCCGGAATTCACCGCTCGCCTTGTTGACCGCTGGCGAGAACTCGAAGGGGCAACCGCGAAAATACCACAAACCTTTTCTGAGGCATTGCGCCTTGCGGCCGACCTTGAAGACCAGAAGGCTGAACTGGAGAAACAGCTTGCTCTCGCAGCACCTAAAGTTGAGTTTGCCGATCGCGTTGGCGAGGCCAGCGGAATTTTGATTGGAAACTTTGCAAAGGTTGTTGGTATTGGTCCAAACAAACTGTTTGCGTGGATGCGCGATCACAAAATCCTTATTGCTTCAGGTTCCCGGCGCAATGTGCCAATGCAGGAATATATGGATCGCGGCTATTTCACAGTGAAAGAAACAGCGGTCAACACAAATCACGGAATACAGATATCGTTCACCACAAAAATCACCGGGCGTGGTCAACAGTGGCTGACCAGAAAGCTGCTCGATAACGGAATGCTGAAAGTAACAGGGGAGGCTGCTTAATGGCTAACCTACGCAAAGAATCTCGCGGCAGAGAATGCCAGGTACGTATTTACGGCATATGCAATGGCAATCCTGAAACTACAGTTCTGGCACATTACCGGATGGCTGGAATTTGCGGAACGGGAATGAAGCCTGACGACCTGATCGGCGCATGGGCTTGTAGCGCGTGTCACGATGAAATCGACCGACGCACCCATAACCTCGACAACAAAGACGCCAGACTTTACCACCTCGAAGGCGTGATCAGGACGCAGGCGATACTGCTGAAGGAGGGGAAGATTAAGTCATGAACGAATATCAGTTTGTGCTTCCATACCCGCCGTCGGTGAATACCTACTGGCGAAGACGGGGAAGCCAATACTACATCAGCGATAAAGGCCAGAAATACCGAAAAGACGTTCAGCAAATCATCCACCAACTCAAGTTAGATATTTTCACCAAATCACGACTCCGCATCAAAGTAATCGCAGACGTTCCAGACTCCCGCCGCCGCGACCTAGATAACATCCTGAAGGGTTTACTCGACTCCCTTATCCATGCCGGATTTGCGGAAGACGACGAGCAATTCGATGACATTCGCGTAATTCGTGGTGTGAAAGTACCAGGCGGACGGCTTGGAATAAAAATCACCGAACTGGAGAACGCATGAACGCCACAATTCAAACGATACCAGAGCTTCTTATCCAGACACGAGGCAATCAGACCGAAGTGGCGAGGATGCTTTCCTGCGCAAGAGGAACAGTGCTCAAGTACAACCGAGACAGCAAAGGCGAGCGTCATGTAATAGTTAACGGCGTCCTGATGGTCAAACAGGGCAAGAGGGGAAGACGATGAGACTCGAAAGCGTAGCTAAATTTCATTCGCCAAAAAGCCCGATGATGAGCGACTCACTACTGGCCACAGTTTATTGGTTTTCGTAACTGAGTCATTTTATTATTTTATTGCAACTTTTAATCTTTTATAGTGCGAAATAAATGGAGCTGGCATTCATTTCGCACTTTATGTTTTTGTTGGACTTATGTTATTTTGATTGAATTCAATTCAGTTAAAAAAAGAAGGTGATTGCTCCATTTATAAATGAATAGTCATCCCCTGTCTTGAATTCTGATGTTACTTTATTAAATGCTAGTGTGAAGGCTACAGGTGCATACCCAATTGTTGCGCCAACTTGATATTCATCAACAGTTTTGTTTAGCGATACTGTTGTTTGTTTCGTCTGTATTGTTTTTCCTTCGAGAGTATAGTTGCGATTGACATCTCGTCTTTCCATACCTGCAAAAATCTTGTATTTGAATCCGCTTGTATCGGACATATGCATTAAACCACGGGGAGCCAGCAGACCAAAGCCATTATCCGAATTGAAGGTTTTATCATTACCAATGGCAATGGTTGCGCCATATGCTACATATTGAAATAAGTTTCCAGTAACAGCAGAAACTTCAGGGTATAATCCAACATTAGCACCTAAAATATCCATACTTGGTGTCATGGATAGCATCCCTTTTACAGTATAACCGTAGCGATTCTCTATTTGATCATCCCATGCATGATATTTTTCTGCCCCAATAATCTCATGAGCTTTATTTTGTACTTTCTGACCGCCTGCGTCGGGGCCAACAACACCTATGTCAGTACCTAATCGATAGCGAATCCAGTCATTCGCAAGGGAGTTCCATTCAATACCAGTGTGAGTGTATGCACTAAAAGCTCTGTCTCCAGTTACAGCTGTGTTGTGTCTTTTATTACTGCCTGATGGAGAGTAAATATCTTGCGCAATATGGAGAGATAATTGGCTCGAGTCTGAGATATCGTGGCTATATCCCAGAAATAAGCCTTGTGAGTAATCATCTCTGTTTTCATGTTTATTGCCATAAATATCATTAAGTATTGGTTGAAACTTCCCTGCATCATCATTTGCTAATGATAATGCAAGGCTGTTCGCGATAGCTGAACACGTGGTAAATGACAGAGCAATAAAGACGCCAGCGATGACACTTTTTTTCATATGTTATTGTCTTCCTTTTTTTTGAATGGTGCGCGTATTTTACATACATGAGTTTGTAATACAAGGTGCGTAATCAATATGATGTTTTATAATTGCGTGAGACAATTGATTTATTCGTTTTTTATTGCGGTTTTTATTATCTTTTAATGTAACGGTGTTTTTATTAAGTGTGTTTGCGTGGTGTTTTATGTTTTTTATAATTTTTATTTTATTAAATTTAAAAGCATTAGTAATGGCTATTCTATATAGCAATATAAGAACTGTTACAAAAAAAGGGGGGGCAATTACAGGTAGTTATGGATGATGAGTGAAACAGATATTGGAGAACCGGGGAATGAATGATGTCTGAGTCTTATATATCAGAACTCCTTCGCTGTCGCTGGGGGCTCCTGTGCTTATGTCGTTTCCCCGATTCGGTTTTGAACGATTACCGAATGTTGAAGAATTATGCCAAAATATAGAAAGGATTTACTGCATGAATACCCAATATTTACAGTATGTTCGTGAGCAACTTATGGCAGCTACTGCTGACTTGAACGGAGCAACGAAAGGCCAGCTCGAAGCCTGGCAGGAGCATGCACAATTTGATACTGGTACATACAAACGAAAGAAGCCGCGCATTCTGGATGTGGTAACTGGCAAGATGATTACGCTGGATAATACGCCGACTTCCGGTAAGCAGTCGTACGCAAAAGGTTCATCCATTGCTTTGGTCAGCCCGGTTGAATTCTCAACCTCTTCATGGCGCCGCGCGGTTTTGTCTCTCGATGAACATCAGAAAGCATGGTTGCTTTGGTGTTACAGCGAAAGCGTTCGATGGGGGCATCAGGTCACCATAACGCAATGGGCATGGAGCGAGTTTAAAGATTTGTTAAGTAACAGAAAAATTGCAGGTAAGACACTGGATCGCCTGAAGACGTTAATCTGGCTGGCTGCACAGGATGTGAAGAGCGAACTTGCAGGGCGTGAGGCCTATGAATACCAGACACTGGCATCATTGGTGGGAGTGACAACAAAAAACTGGTCCGAGACATTTACTGAACGCTGGGTTGCAATGAAGCACATTTTTCTACAGCTTGATAGTGATGCTTTATTGCTTGTGACGAGAACACGTTCAAAACAAAAGGCAGCATTTTTACAGCAAAATATTGCAAAACTGGATTAAAAGCCATATACTTCATGCAAATTTGGTATGTTGTAAAAAATGTATAAACCCGCTGCCGAGTGGGTTTTTTTTATGCCCTGAGTTGTACTTGTACGGTAAACATGCTGGCTGCT